AGGCTACCTCAGATGGGGTGTGCGTTGTGCGTCAGTGCGTTGTGCGGGGTTGGATTGTGGAGGGCGGGAACGAGCATCGTCGCCGTGCTTTTTTTTCTTGGATGTTGATATACGAGTGACACAGTGTACAGGTGCGTTGTGCGTTGTGCGTTGTAAGCGGGACGGGGGGCCTGTCAGTAGGGGGAGTTATTGTGCCAGACACAATTTTCAGACGGGGATTATCGAACGCACAGGCCGAGGAGGGTCCGGTAGTGGGTACGGAACGAGTGATCCGGAGAATTGGCAATTAGTGCTCGCAATTGGTGATCGCCTGGAAGGGATGGGTACGGGTTCGGCATTCGGTAGTAGCCTGGAATGGCCTAGTGGGATAGGGGTATTGACAAGCCTTAGCTGCCAATGATACAATTACAATCGAAAGAGGGAAGGGTGTAGGTTACCTCCACCTATCGGGGTCGGTCCCCTCGGCTACTCTATCCCTCGGTGGGGAGGGGTTGCACAAGCCCCGCCCCACTACTAATTGGAGATGGCACATGGCAGACACAAAGACAACACCAGAATTTAAGGAGATGTTCCTAGGGGTTCTAGAGAACATCCCTAATATAACTGCAGCGTGTAAACTGTTGGAGATCAATAATTCCAGTATTTTTAGAGCTAGGAAGAGTGACCCTGAGTTTGATGCTGCTATATCGGAAGCTATGAATAGCGGGTATGATATGATAGAGGAGGAGGCCCGACGTAGGGCAGTGGAGGGTGTACTGGAGCCTGTCTACTACAAGGGAGAGCAGGTACTGGACGCTAATGGAAACCCAGGGGGTATCCGCAAGTATAGTGATCGCCTAATACTGGAGCTACTCCGAGCCTACAAACCCAAGAGATTCAACCCCGGTGTGAAACTGGGTATGGGTGATGGGGAGAAATTTACTTTGACACTGAACCTAGGAGGAGACTAACCATGGATAAGAAATATAGATTGACTATTAAGCCAGCGATTGAACCTGCCGAGAGACATAGGATACAAGATGCTCTAAAGGGTCTTGGATATGATGTAAGTGGTGGGGGAACACACACGGACGGTTCGGAATGTGACATATCATTTTCCAAGGACAAGGACGAATAATGGAGATTAAGTACGTAGCGGAACCAACCCTAGCCAAATTTCACGCATGCGACTCCTTCTATCGGGGTGTCAGGGGTAATGTGCGTTCGGGGAAGTCCTCCGCTATGTCAATTGAGATAATGCATAGGGCACAGAAGCAAACACCCAACCAATCAGGTATTCGCCGTACCCGTTGGGCTATCATACGTAATACCTACCGGGAGCTAGAGGATACAACACTCCGTACGTGGCTAATGTGGTTCCCAGAGCACGTCTTCGGAACCTTCAACCACCGGACCATGACCCATACCATACAATTCAATGATATATACATGGAAGTAATGTTCCGGGCCTTGGACCGTCCGGATGACGTGGCCAAACTACTGTCTCTGGAACTCACTGGTGCGTGGGTGAATGAGGCTAAGGAAATCCCCAAGGCTATCGTGGATGTACTAGGTGACCGAGTAAGTCAGTATCCCCCCAAGATGGACGAGGGTTGTACATGGGGTGGGGTATTCATGGACACTAATGCTCCCGACGAAGACCACTGGTGGGCAGATTTAGAGGCTGAGACTCCTGAGGGCTGGACCTTCTTCCAGCAGCCGGGGGCCTTGATAGAGCATCAGGGCAAGTTCCTGCCCAACCCCAAAGCTGAAAACGTCCGTAACCTGAATGAGGGTATAGACTACTACCTCAAGAGGGTACCGGGGAAAAAGGACTCGTACATCCGAGTGTACTATTGCAACCAACTTGGATATGTCGAGGAGGGCAAGAGAGTACACCCGGAATATGTAGATGCCACTCACTGCGCTGCTTCAAGCCTCCTGCCAGACCCAAATCATCCAGTAATAGTAGGTTTGGACTATGGATTAACCCCTGCCGCAGCTTTCTTCAGCCAGAGACCCAATGGACAATACTGGTTATTCCACGAGATAGCCACTGAGGATATCGGAATAAGGGCATTTGGGGAGAAACTGCTACTTCCATATATACTCAAAGAGCTGCTAGATTTCCATATAGATATCTACGGCGACACCTTCGGTAATGTGAGGGGCCAGAACGATAAGAAGACACCCCAGCAAATGCTAGAAGGTCTTGGATTATCTATTAAGCACCCCAATATGAGTGGTCCGAATATTCGCAGAGAGGCACTAGCTGCCCCAATGAGTCGTATGATAGATGGTCAGCCAGGATTATTGATAGATCCAGGTTGCAGAAATATCCGGAAAGGCCTTTCCAGCAAGTACATATTCAAGAGAATACAGGTAGTAGGGGATGACCGGTTCCAAGATGAACCCTATAAGAATTTCTGGTCCCACGTATGTGAGGCTGCTCAACACGCAATGGTAGGTGCTGGGGAGGGGAAACTGCTAACAAGGAAGCCTAAGGTTCCAAAGAAGAGAGAACCCTCTATGTCAATGGGTAAGAAAAATGGCTGGATGGCAGCCTAAAGGAGAGAAGCTATGGCATCACGTCCAATGAATAAGAAAAGTGGAGTAGGTAAAGGGAAAACAGGTGGAAGGAACCGTAATAATAAACCCTGCCCCTCTGGAGGCCCTGGGAAGGGCAAGGGTGGTGGAAAAGGAGGAGGAAAGAATCGATGAAGAGATATATACTGGCAATAGTTTGTTTCATGATGTTGATAGGAAGTGCATTTGCGGTAGGACCAACCGTAGCAGGTGATTTGGAGCTGGTAGTGGGTGATCCTCCGGTTCAGTCAATCCGCCAGTTATATGCCACGGGAGCCGCCGCTATAGACCAGACATTGCAGGTACCCCCTCAGGGAACCCACTCGATAGAGCTAATATCTATCCGTATACATCTGAGTGCTGCTGGGGGTGCTGCAAATTTCACTATCACCCAGGATTCCTATCTGGGGGCTGAGTATGACACAGTACTATTTACTCAGGACATGACATCAGTAACTGACCTTTATAAGACATATCAGCTTAAAGAGGCGGTATTCGATAATAATGACAAGTTAGTATTCAAATGGGTTAATGGTAGCTCTAGAACCTATGGGATGGAGGTCCTATATAGGCAGAGGTAATTGGTTATGAAAATAAAGCTACTAAGGGTAAGAGGTAAATATGTGGCCTATTAAGAAAGTAGTAGACACCAAAGATAAGGACATCCCCAAGGATGACGCCTTAGTCAAAGAGGTCATGGACCGCTTCGAACTGTCTGAGAGTTTTGATAGGGATAATCGTGTTGAGGCCTTAGATGATCTCATGATGCTAGCGGGGTTCAACCATTGGCCTGCTCATATAGTAAAGAAGAGAGATGAAGAGTCTAGGCCTCATATGACCATCAACAAGCTCCCCTCCTTCGTTGATCAGGTAATCAATAATAGCCGCCTGAACAAGATGTCCATAAAGGTACGCCCTAATGGTGGAGGGGCCACTCAGGAAATGGCTGATACCATGGCCGGACTTATCAAGAACATAGAGGAGGTATCCAATGCTGCCTCCGCATATCAGACCGGATTAGAGGGGGCTGTGAATAATGGGTTCGGGTTCTTCCGGATAATTACCCAGTACTGCGAAGATGTCCCCTGGGACCAGGAAATACTATTTAGGCGTATAAAGGATTCCCTATCGGTCCGGTTCGATCCATACTGTGTGGAGTCTGATGGTTCTGATGCTAATTGGGCTATCGTTGAGGAGATGATATCCAGAGCGGAATATAAGGTGAGGTATCCTGGGAAAGATGCACCCTCCGAGTTCCCTGCAGGAGATAGTGGCTACTCGTGGTCCGGCAAGGATGATGTTAGAGTGGCCGAGTACTGGACGAAGATACCTGATAGTAAGGAGATATATCTACTGTCTGATGGTAGAACAGTGGATGGTGCTGACTGGGATAGTTCCGTAGAGGAGCTTAAGGCTGGAGAGGTAATGATGCATCTCGAACCTAATCCGGAAGACCCTAATGCCCCTCCGACACCTGTGGAAGGTCCTGCCCCAGAGGGTAGCGGATTCCCTGAGCAAGTAATGAACCCTACCCCAACTATCATGAAACGCAGGAAGGTGGACACCCATAAAGTGGTCCAGTACCTAGTGGATGGTAAGAAGATAATAGAAGGTCCCACTGAGTGGGCAGGTAAGTACATCCCGATAGT